TCACCTTTACGCTCATCTGGTCGGCCAGCTCAGCCACGGCAAACGAGGTCCGGTGGGGCATCGCTATTCGCCGGATCGCCGACGATGCCGAGGATATTGACGGTGCTCACAGCTACGATTTCAACGAGGTGGATGATACGGCACCGAACGTCAGCGGCGAGGTATCGCACGCCACGATCACCTTCTCGAACGGGGCGGACATGGATTCCTGGGCCGAGGGTGAACTAGCGATTGTGCGGGTATACCGGAATGCCGACCACGCCAACGATGACATGAGCGGCGACGCCGAGCTTTGGGGGATTTTCGGCCTGGAGACCTAATGGCTTTTAACTTTAATGCCGGAAATGATACAGAGCTTCATTGTGATTCGACTCCGATAACGGAACCTCCATTTACTGTTTCACTATGGCTACGTGCTACAACCTTCGGTAACTATAAAGGGGCTTTTACTTTCTATGACTGGCATGATGTGTATTACTTTTACTTGGGAAGTGGCAGTAGCGCAGCGCCCGATGATCTGGCGGTTTATTCATCCAGCAGTGCCGGTGAAGGATTAAGGGCAAAAGCTGAAGACAGCATACCGGATGGCACATGGGTCCATGCCGCTGCGACATTTGCGGCTGATGGAACAATCTATGCATGGGCCGATGGAGTAAAAGGTTCTGCTGGAAGTGACACAGGCAATCACGGTTTTGACTACATATACGTTTCTGACAGCCGCTATGATGAGGAATGGTACGGTGATCTGTGCGAAATAGGTGTCTGGAATCGAGTCCTTGACGATGAAGAAATCAAACAGTTGGCAAGAGGGTACGCACCGATCTTTGTCAACAGAGGTCTTGTATGTTATTGGCCTCTTCTCAACGAATATAAGCGGGATTTAGTCGGCAACTATAATCTGTACAGCAACGGCGAGAACGAACCTACGGTCGCCGCCCATCACCGGATCATCTATCCCCGGCCCCATCAGATTTTGTGGAAAGGTGCGGGTGCTGGGCAATTCTACAAGTCGCTGGCTGGTGGTATCGGTTTCTCCGGGGCCCTGAAGAAGCAGATCAGCATCAGCCCTGCCGGTGTTCTGTCTTTTGATGGTGCCGTGAAGAAAGGCATGTTCGAGGAGCTGGCCGGCGGAGTGAGCTTCGCCGGGGGATTGGATCAAACGCTGGTACTCACCAAGGCGGTAGATGGGGTTATTTCCTTTGGGGGTTCTTTGGCTGTGCGAGCAGGCAAGCTTCTGGGCGGGGTTTTGAGCTTTACGGGGTCGGTCGCCAAGCAAATGTCGTTTCTTAAATCCCTATCCGGTCTGCTTAGCTTTACCGGAACGCTTACAAAATACACAACCGTAGGTTTCGCCGGGGTTTTGAGTTTTACTGGGCAAGTGGGCAAGGCGGTGACGCTATTGAAGACGATCTCGGGAGCTGTTGGATTTAGCGGTGGTGTTTCTACTGTTTTGAATCCAGAGGAGGAAGAGAACAAGTCGCGGAGCAGGTACAAGAAACAATTAGCTGCTTTGTTTGATCATGATGGAGAGGACAAGTGGGAGTAAGCCAAGAGAATTTCGCTGTTATCAAATTCACTGCCGAGGGTGATCAACTGAACTTCAATGTGAATGTGAGTTATTTACACTGGATATCCAAGAATGCTTTGGCCGGGGATGATCTATTGATATTGGATGGGGATGGGAACACCGTTTGGGAAGAAGTCGCCGATGGTGCCAATTTTAGCAAGATCCATATTCTTCGACATTCGGTTAAGAAACTGAAAGTGCAGACTATGGATAGTGGCACCTTATATGTGATTCAAAAACCTTCTTACGAATGATGGAGAGAAACAAGTGCCACTAGTCAAGGACAAACAGCCGCAATTAAGGAAATATCCCGATTGGGAGGAGGCCTGTCGATATAGCAGAGAAAATAAGGCCGTAGCCGAAATCTGGATCGAGCATAAAGGCAAGCGGATCCGGGCTGAGGTCATCAAGCCCCGGTTCGGCGACGGCACGATCAACTACTATCACTCCGGTCTGGTGATCCGGAAGGCCACCAGGCGGGAGATCGATTGTATCACGACGTGGAAGGTGTATTGAAATGCCGGTGCATGTAGAGAAACGAGGAAGCAGATACCGGGTGGTAGAGCCCAGCGGAAGGATCGCCAAGACGAGCAAGGGCAACGCTCGAGACGGCGGAGGCCATACCACCAAAGCGAAGGCCAGCGCACAGGCCCGGGCGATCAACAGCAACAGACGGCGGTAGGAAATCGGTGTGCCGCGTGGCAGAAAATGCGAGATTGAGCAGCACCCGAAGAAAGACCGGATCGTCAAGGCGCTTGTCCGGGGAGACAAATATCGGGAAATAACGGAACGCTATGGCGTTTCAAAAGCCGCTCTGTCTCGATATCTCCGGAACAAATTGTTGCCTCAGACCGCGGAAGCGGCCTATGAGCGGGGCATGAAAAATGGCTCCCTCGCCCTGGACCAGGTGAAGGAGGCCATCGAGCGGATCAACAAAATGTACCGGGCCTGCGATGAGTACCTGGAGCACCCGGACAAGCCGGGTGAGTATTTCCTGGGGCCGCGGGCCGAGGAGATCGTAATTGCTTACATCGAGGTCGACAAAGAGGGCAACCGGCGGAAGCGGACGATGAGCCTGCAGGATGCGCTGAACCGGCTGGAAAAAGCGGGCAAGGTTCCGCTCGGCCTTCGTTCCAAGCACGCCGACCCTCGGACCCTGGTGCTGCAGACCATGAGCAAGGCCCGAGAGCAGATGGAGTTCATGGCCCGGGTGGGCGGGCAGATTCAGGATATCGTGGTCAACGTGGCGGCGATCGAGCAATGGGCGGAGATAAAGCTGGCGATTTTGGAGGCCGTTGAAGATGTACCCGATGCCCGAAGCAGGATTGTCGCAGCACTTAAGGAGATTGCTGGCGCTTGAGCTGCTGGACACGGTGGATCCCACCGAGTACCTGCGGCGGCTTGGATATGAGCCGTTTGAATGGCAGGTGTTTGCTCTGGATGCGATCAAGAAGGGCTGGACCCGGGTTCATATCAACGGGGCCAGGCAATCGGGCAAAAGCACGGTCACCGCAGGTGTGCCGGCGTATGTGTCGAAAACGGAGCGGGCCCTCAGCCTGATCTATGCGCCTTCGGATGATCAGTCGAAGGACGATATCGAGCGGGTAAAAGATTTCATCAGGCGAGACGATTCGTATCCGCACTTGGTGCTGGACTCGACTGAGCATATCAAGCTTCCCAACGGAAGCTACGTCCGAGCTCATACGTCGACGGCCAAGACCAAGCGGGGAAAATCCATGCCCCGGGTGATCGTCTTCGACGAGGCAGCCTGGATTGAGGACGTGCTGTACAAGACGGTGCGGCCCATGCTGACCGAAAATCCTCGGTGCGTGGTGATCGCCCTGAGTACTCCCAACGGGCGGGACGGATGGTTCTATCGGGCCAGCCAGTCGAGGCGGTGGTTGCGGGTCGTGGTCAAGGCTCCCTGGGATCTGAACGAATATGGGGAGTTGATCCCTGCGGAAGGCGAAGCGCAGTTCCGCAGGCGGATGGCGGCCAACGGAATCCATGGATTCTATTCACCCCGGCACCGGGATAAGGAGTTCATGCTCGAGGAGCTGGAGGAGCATGGAGAGCGCTGGTTCCGCCAGGAGTATCTGTGTGAGTACGTGGAGCCGGAGGACCTGGTGTTCGATTACGACCAGGTTGACCGGATCTTTGATCATCCGCTGAAGGCTGAAGACAAAGAGGGCGTTCTGGTGAGTCCTCATGTGGAGAGTCTGTGAAAGAGTATGCGGTTTTGGTGGATCTGGCCAAAAAGCGGGATTACACCGCTATCATGGTCATGAAGGATAACCCGCAGGTCGTGCTCGGCTATGAGCTTTTGAAGCAGCTGAACCGCGTGGTGCACTATTACGATATCGTGTACATCACGCAGAAACAGGGTGTTCATTATCATCCGATTGTGGATGAGATTGGCGAGCTTCTGCAAAAGGCGAGTCTTGTAGAGAACGCCGAGCTGATCGTTGATGGTACCGGGGTAGGTGAGGCCGTAGTGGAGATCATGCGGGAAAAAGGCTTGAGGCCCGTACCGATTGTTACCACCGGCGCCGGAAAGGTACGGGAAGTCTACGCCGATGTGGCTGAAGTGTTTCCCGGAGCGCCCAGGTTGAAGATGCGGACGCTCAAGGAGATCCACGTACCCAAAACCGACTTGGTAGCCGCAGGGCAGCTCCTTGTGCAGCAGGAGCGGGTGCGGGTGGCCGCAGGACTGAAATGGGCGGAGGAGGCGCGCGAGCAGTTCAAGCGGTTTCGGGGCAAGATCAACGAGAAGACCAAGCGGAAGGTCTACGAGGCGGAGACCGAAGAGGAGCATGACGATCTGGTGATCTGCTTTCTCATGGGCGCTTGGTGGTTTGTAAAACACCGACCGCAACAGGAGATCCCCGAGCGGGAGCTACCGCAGGAGCAGGAAGGACCGCAGTGGGATCCGTACGACTTCTGGTAAAGGAACGATATGGCAAAAACGAGTGAAATAATTCAAGCATGCCCCCGGATCAGCAAGGAGAGCGTGGAGAAGCTGTACACCATCCGGCAGGATCAGCTCAACGAGCGCAAGCGCTATGATCCGACGTGGGCGGATATCGCCGAGAAGCTCAATCCGGCAATGTCCGACTGGAACACCGAAGCGCCCGCCAAGACCGGGCCGAGGAGCTTTCAGAATATCTACGACAACACCGGAATCAAAGCTTCGGTGCGGCTCTCCGACGGTATTCAGGGCTATGCGTTCAGCCGCGGAGCGCCCTGGATGCGGCTGATCCTCGAGGACGAGGAATTGATGGACCGGCAAGAGGTCGCCGAGTGGCTTCAGCGTGTGGAAGGCAATATGTACCATCGGCTGAATCTCAGCTCCTTTTACGATGAAGGGCGCGGATTTGTCCGCACCGGCGCAGATTTCGGTACTGCGGTCATGTTCCGCCAGGATGATCCGGTTCGGGGCGTACCGCATTACCATACCCTGCATCTGAAGCGGGTGCTTCTCATGGAAAACCCGTGGGGTGAAGCGGATACGCTGTTTCGTGATCTCTGGCTCAGGCCCTATGAGGCAGCCGCCCTGTTCGGCATTGATGCCTTGCCTCAGAAGATCCGGGAAGACTACGAGCAGGGTAAGACCGGCAGCTGGCTGTTTCAGCAGTTCATCCTGCCGCTTGATAAGTTCGACCTGGATATCGGGGCCAGGGAGACGCGGGGAATGCCCTATTATTCGCTCTACGTGGCCGAAAGCGATCATGATCAGCCCATCCGGGAGGGCGGGTACAGCACCAAGTGTTTTTTCGCCTGGCGGTGGAGCCGTAACCCCGATGGAGACGTGTGGGGAAGTGACTGCCCGGGCATGATCGAGATCTCCAATGTGAAGCAGGCGAATGGGATGCGGAAGGATTTCAGCCGGCTGGTACAGAACGCTGCCCGAACGCCGCTGAAAGCCACCGAGGGCCTGCGAGGAAAGATCAATCTCACTCCGAACGGTATTACCTACGTGGGTCCAGGACAGGATTTTGCGCCAGCGCTGACAGTAGGGAAGATTGAGACGCTGGCCGAGGACCTGAAGATGATGCAGGACTCGATCAACCAGACCTACTACGCAAACCTGTTTCTGGTGCTCACCGAGAACCTGGAGCGGATCAAGACGGCCACGGAGGTCGAGGGAATCAAGAGCGAGCAGGCGGCCATGCTGACCGCCTTCTTCGGCAGGCTTTCGGTGGAGTTCCTGGAACCCGCAGTTGAGGACCTGTTTCGCCTCGAGCTGGAGACCGGAAGGGTGCCGCCGCCTCCGCCTGCGCTCCGAGGCCAACAGCTACAGGTGGACTTGATTTCTCCCCTGGCCCAGCTGCAGAAACGGTATCTGCGTCTGGATACGACGAAACAGTGGCTGCAGGAGCTTTTGGTGATCGCTGGGATTCAGAATAAGCTCGGCCAGAGCAGCACTGTGCTGGACAATGTGGATTTCAACGAGTACGCCCGGGTGACCGAGGAAATGTACCATGTGGACAAACGGGTAGTTCGGGATATCGTCGAGGTCCAGCGGATGCGAGCTGCCCGGGCGCAGCTAGAGGCTAAGGTCATGCAGCACAAGATGCAGGTGGAATCCGCCAAGGCCGGAGCGCAGGCTTTCCAGGCCGCAGCGGAGAGTCCGCAGCCGGGTAGCCTCGCCGAAGCGGTTGTTCCGCCCAGGGCAGGAGGGGAGGCCGAATGACGAAACAGGAGAAGCAGGAAACCGAAGCCAAGCTGAAGCTGGAGGAGAACGACCGGGAGGTGTTTCGCCGGACATTCGGCAGCGAAGATGGCATCCAGGTACTCACGTGGATTCTGAACGAATGTGGCCGATGGTCCTGCGATCCGGAAAAGATCATTCCAGAGCTTCAGGCGCTGGGTAATCGGCTGCTGGCCAAGCTCGGCGTGGTGCATGAATGGAACCTGTTTGAGTTGGTCCGCAAGTACACTGAAGCGGCCAACGATAACGATATATTCGCCATACGTGGCATGATGAGCAAAGAAGAGGAGAAGGAAGAGTGAAGAGAACCATTTATTGGGCTCCAGATGAAGGCGGAGCCGGAGCGGCGACCGCAGATCCCACGGCTGAAGGAGCGGGTGCGTCCTCTGATGGTAACGGTCAGGGGGATGCGGAGATCGCCTATCTGTCGCAGATGTCGCCGGAGGTCCGGGAGAAGCTGAAAGAGCGGCTGACCAACTACCCGAAGATCAACGACCTGGCTCAGGCCGTGGTGGATCAGGAGGACAAGCTCTCTCGCGCAGTGATCGTACCGAATGCCGAGAACCCGGATGCTGAAGAGTTGAAGGCATTCAAGAAGGCCATGGGTCTACCCGAAAAGGCCGAGGAATATGAGATCAAGCTCGAGGGAATCGAAGGCGGCGAGGAAGTGGCAGGGCTACTCAGGAAGGCGGCTTTCAACATGGGTCTCACCAAAACCCAGGCGAAGAAGTTCGGCGACGTGGTGCTGAAGCTGGCTACCGCTGGCAAGACCAAACAGGCTGGAGATCAGAAAGAGGCTGCAGAGAGCTTCGAGCCGCAGCTCCTTGAAAAGCTGGGCGGAGACGAGGAGAAGAAAGCCGAAGTGCTGAATCTGTTCAAACGGTTTCTGATCAAGCGCGTGGCGGATAATGAGATCGTCAAGGCGCTTACCGATGCGAGGCTGATCCACAATCCCGGATTCGCTATGAAGATGGCGGAGATCGAGCGTCATTTTTCCGATGAGCCGTTTGTGCAGGGCCGACCCCAAGGCGCCGGGGCTGCGGGTACGCAGCAACAGGGGCAATTCGGCGGCAACTATTCGCCGGAGTTTCAACAGCAATTTGGAGGAAAAAGCTAATGGCGTTTTTGGACGATGTGCTTGAGGAAATGAAAAACGACAACGGTGAGCAATCACCGGAAGGCGAACGGCAAGAAGAAACCGGGGCTGAACCGAAGAAACCCATGCATACCTACAGCCCCGAGTTCGAGCAGTTCGTAAAGGAGAACAAGAAAAAGTAAACGTACTGCGTTGCGGTACGAACAGCGGCGACACGCTGGCCACTTGGCGTGCCGGAAATAGACCTGCGTTTGAGATCATCTGGCTGAAACCGGGCAGGGAGTAAGAGCGGAGCCTCACCAGGGGACAGGACGGCGCAATCTCAAGATACCAGAAAGCTGCAGACAAACACACAAGGAGTAAACGATGAGCGTTATCACAGCAAACACCCCTCTCAGCCTGCTTGAAGCTACCAAGCGCGAGGGGTACGACGGTGCCGTGAACGTTATCGCCGAGCTTCAGCAGCAGAATGATTTTGTGGATGAAGTGGCGTGGTTCCGTGCCACCCACGGCCTGTACAACAAGCAGCTGCAGGCGAAGCGTCTCGGCAAGGGTGCGTTCAGCAAGGCCAATGCGCCTGTACCCACGATCTCCAGTTCCGCAGACATGATCCCCGAGCCCGTGAAGCTTTATGAGGGCGACAGCCCCGTGGATGAGCGGGTACTCAAGGGCGTGCAGGACGCTTATGCGGTTCGGGATTCCGAGGATGCCATGAACCTCGAAGGGCTGATGCAGGATTGGATCTACAACCTGATCTACGCCAACGAGGGCGACGTTCCGGATGCTTTCAAGAGCCTCAGCCGCAGACGAGCCAGCCTAGGTGATCATGTGGTATGGAGCCTGGGAGGAAGCGGTTCTGATCTGACCTCGATGTATCTGTTCGAGTTCGGACGTTCCGGGTTCTTCCTTGCCTATCCCCAGGGAACCCAGCCCGGTCTTCTCAACGATGACCGTGGTCGACACAATATCCCCGCTCCCACCGGAAGCGGGAACTATTGGGCCTGGATACGGCACTATGAGATCTGGGCGGCGCTGGTGGAGCGCAACAAGAGGTCGCTGATGCGAATCTGTAATATCGAGAGTGCGGGTTCGGCCAATAACTTCCTGGACACGACTATCGGCCAGGGGGTTGATGTATTTATCAACGCAAAGAACTGGCTTCCCAAGGTCGGACGGAACGCCGTGGCGTTTTGTAACCGTACTCTCAAGGGTCAGATCGACAATGCGGCCTATGCGAAGAGCAACGTCTATATGACCGTTCGGGAGGTCCAGAACTATGGTCCCATCACGTTCGTAGCCGGAATCCCGATCCGGCTGATGGAGCCGCTTCTCAACACCGAGAGCGCGGTGAGCTAAGGAGGAAAGCCATGAGAGATGCATTGAACAATTTTGGTGACATCAGCCTGGCGACCGCCGACAGTGACGTGAAGAGCGCCGACGTGCTGGATTTCGAGGCGATTGCAGCGGCTGCCCGTTTCACTCGTCACGCCGCCGGGGTATCGGCGCCGGATGCCTATATCATGTTTAAGGCTGCGGCAGATTTTGAGAGCATTGATGGGATGATTCCGTTTCTCGAATCAGGAACGGCTGAAAGCGGGGGAGATATTACCTCGCCCAAAAAAGTTCTCATCGGGCCGCAAATCATCGCACCCCAGAAGGGCATGGTATTCGCTCTGCCGATACCGGCCAACATCGCCCGGTATATCCGGGCAGGCTGTACGCCGAAGTCTTCCGGAAGCTTTACCGCAAAAACGGTGGAAGCCTGGATCGAGTTCGGTCCGAACGTTCCCGAGACTGCGCCCAGCGCCTAACGGGAACCCGCAATGAGATCAAGCCCCCGGTTAGCAGCCGGGGGCTTTTTACAAGGAGAAACCAATGAGATATCTGTGTCTGGAACGCTGTTTTGACAGCGGCGCCTGCAGGGGCTACTACGAGGAAGAGTTCTACGATTTCACCAAGCAGGAGATCAAGAATCTCAAGGCCACCGGGCTGATCAAGCATTTCAAGCCGGTTCAGGAACCGGAAAAAGAACAGCCCACGCCCCCGGATCCTGAAAGGGGTCCCCAAACTCCTAAGCCTACGGTACAGGAGTAACGCATGGCTGGACCGACGCTGCCGACCACCTGGACCGAGCTGTGCAATGCCGCTCTGGCTCGGCTGAATGCGGGGCAGATCAGCGATTACGATAGTGATACCAGTAACAAAGCCGACCAGTGCAGGCTGCATCTTCCCCTCATCCTCGAGGAGATCCTGGGTTGCCACGACTGGAATGGAGTCAGCAAGAGGGCAGAGCTGAACGAAAACGCCACGCCTCCGGATTTCGGCTACGACCACGCCTTTGATCTACCCGCCGATTTCATCCGCTTCTGCGGAGAGGACGAGCAGGACGTGGATGAATATATCGTGGAAGGTAATCAGATTCTTACGGATGCCGAAGAAGTCTATATCCGCTACGTGTTCGGTCCGGCGGCTTTCAGCGACTTGCCGGGCTACATCTTGCCTGCCATCATCGCAGCTCTTGCGGCCAGACTCTGTAAACACTTGACCTCCAATGATGCTCTGCAGAGGCAAATACAAACGGAATATGAAGACCCGGCATTCGGGGCTTTGGCCCGGGCCAAGTCGGCAGACGCTCGGTTCAACCAGCAGATTTCCCCCAATCAGGAAGACCACGTGTGGCATGACGAGCTGAGGTAGGCCATGGCCAATGTGAGCACCGTCACTAACACATTCCTGGCCGGCGAGCTTGCGCCCCGGGCAGAAGGAGCGGTGAATACCGCTCTGTACAACGCCGGTGCCCGGACCTTGGAAAACCACATTCCCCTGCGTATCGGCGGAACCCGCCGGATGCCCGGCTCCTACTATCTCGGCTACAGCTACAACAATACGGCCAAGGCCCGATTGATCGCGTGGAGAGCGCCCAGCAGCCGCTATATCTGCGAGTTCACGAACAACAAGGTGCGGTTCTGGAAACCCGATCATACCCTCTACGGCGTACCACTCGAGCTGACCACCGATTACGTCCTATCGCAGCTCTGGCAGATTCAGTACAAGAGCATCAAAGGAAAGCTTTGGCTGGTACACCGAAATCATCCGCCCCGGTACATCGAAGAGGTCGGGGGAGTCCCCACGCTCACCACGCCGACCTTTACCGGAGATCGTACTTTTGACAGTGCGAGCAATTATCCCTCGATCGTGGAATTCGTTGGTGGGCGGCTGGGGCTGGGAGCAACGGATAGCGAACCGAATGCTCATTTCCTGAGCCGTGCGCCGGATGCGGCAACAGGAACCGACCGGTTCACGGATTTCACCCTGGGTAAATTTGCCGATGATGCGATCATTCTCAAAGAATCCGAGGAGCGGTTTTTATGGATGATCGCACACCGCGGCATGCTGTCCGGGGGAATCAACTACACCTGGATCTCAGACGGTTCGATCCCCACGCCGATCAACTATGATCTGAACGTGCTGGATTACGGGGGAAGCGCAGCGGTTCAGGCCGTAGCGGTGGGACCGTATGTGTTCTACGTCACCCCCGGGACTCCGAGTCTTCACATGGTCTATCTGGGACCGCAGGAGGAACCCCTGGATCCGGAGGCCAATAAATATTCGGATCACATTCTGCGCCCTGGGGTAGTGGAGATGGCGGCCATGCTTCGACCGCAGCCCTATCTGTGGCTGGTACGGTCGGACGGCGAGCTGGTCTCCTGTACCGTGGAGGATGCCGGAGAAGGAGCCGCGGTATTCGGGTGGGCCCGGCACAAGCCCGCCGATGGGGGCCTGGTGGAATCTGCGGCGGTGCTGCGTACCGAAGACGGAGAGGACGAGCTTTGGGTGTCGGTCTTGAGGGGAACCAAACGGTACATCGAGTACTATGTGCTGGCCGAGGATGGTGAGGATTTCAGCGAGGCGCATTACGTGGACAGCGGCCTGCGGAAAACCTACGGAACGCCCACCAATACCATTACCGGGCTGGATCATCTGGAAGGAAAGGAAGTAGACGCTATTGGTGACGGCCAGTGGATGCCTCGCAAGACCGTCTCGGGCGGCCAAGTCACCTATGACACTTCGGTAAGCTTGATTCATATCGGCCTGCCTCATCCGGCGAGGCTCTTGCCTCAGAGACCCGAGCTTGCGCTCAATCTTACCTGGCAGGGCAAGCGGAAGAGAATCGAGGAGACGGTGCTGCGGCTATTCCGAACCTATGGGGGAGCAATCGGGCAGAGTGAGAGCGATCTCCATGCCCTTGAATATGACAGTTACGGGGTCTATACCGGCGATCTAGTCGTGCGTCTTGATGGCATGGTGGACACCGACGGTGCTTTTTGGCTGGTGCAGAATGATCCGTTTCCCATGAACTGTCTGGCCATGTTCACCCGGATCGCTTTGATGGAGGCATGATATGTGGGCCGCAATTGCAGCAATAGGAGGGCTGATTCTCGGAGGGATCGGCCTTATATCCAGCTCAAAACGAGAAAAAGAAGCTCTGGAACTGCAGGAGGAAGCTGCCCGGCTTCAATTGGAACAGGACATTATCACTCTCAAACAGGATATCGCAGAGACCGGCGGTGTGCTGGCCACTACCCGCACGGCAATCGCTGAAACGGAAACTGGCATTGCCGATGTGGAAGACTGGCTGACCCTCTATCCTGCTTACGCTGAGAAGGAGAAGACGGAGCTGGAGCTTGTCGGGCGCAGGCAGTATCGGGAGCTCATGGAAAACTACGGAATGCTCAACGTGCTCGCCGGAGCCACCGGAAGAGCTACCGCCGGTACTTCGATGGCCGTGAAAGGCGAGCAGGCCCGGGAAGACGTGGTTTCTTTCGTGGGTGAAGACCTGACCTTCGATCTGGAAGGCGGCCTGTACGGCATGACCTGGGCCGAGTTGCTTCAGAATCTGGAAGCCGAGTACACCGGCAAGGAGCGGCAGCTTGAAGTGTTGAAAACTTCTTTGACTCAATTGGGAGAAGCGGAAACCGGATATGAGGAAGCCCTTGGGGAGATGGAAACTCAGCTCACCGAATGGGAGAAGGAATTGGAAGGTGATTCTTTTGATATGTCTGGATTGTTATTGGAAGAAGCTTTTCATGGGACTCATGTTCCTTCACCGTCAAAACCCTCTTTACGGTTATAGGAAAAGGATGAAGCGATGCCAATTTTACTTCCGCAAGTAGACTATAGCCCCCTGTATCGGGCCATTCAACTGAAAACAGGGGCGAAGTCTACTCTGATCGGCACCGAGTCTCTGGATATCATGGGACGGATCCGCAACCTCGAGGAGCGCCAGCGCAGCGTTCAGAGACGGGGTCTAGTTGCCGAGACCGCCCTGGGTGTGGCCGAATTGCTCCTTCAGTTCGGACAGAGCGTCTACGGAATCTTTGAGCAGCAAAACTTTGAGACTGCCAAGGCTGACCTTCACGATCTGCAGCAGCAGATGACCGGCAAGGTTCGGACCTACATCGACAACAATCAATTCACCTGGGCCACTGACGATAAAGGCAGTCGTATTATGCAAATGCCCGCTGAGTTCGAGACCTGGTATCAGGAGTCATTGTCAGCAATTGAAGAGCAATACGAGGCTTTCCCCCGGGTGCAATCCTGGGCCAAAGATCAGCTCTACCAGATGTACAATCAAAGCACTCAAGCGGCCCTGACGTACGGGCGCAACTATGCCATAGAACAAACGCAGAAACAATTCGAGCGCAACGTGAACAATGCCATGGCCGATGCAGTCAACATTGGAGATTTCGCACCCGTAGAGGCCGTGATCAACAGTGCCCGGAACTGGCTGGGGGATCCGCAGGCCGATAATCTGCTTGAAGGAAGCAGGGCGAAATACAAATCCCTGCTCTTCAAGAAACAAGTTCATGACACCACCCAAACGGGACTCGATATTCTTCGCACCACGGACAGCCCCGAATACGCCGAGCAGTGGATCGAGAAGAACACCCCGTTTCTCGATGATATGCCCGAACAGCGGACCGAAATCGTAGACGAGATTTGGAGACAGTGGGGTGTCTCACAGGAGAGGGAAAAGCAGCGGCGCAAGCAATCCGGTGACAAGACCGAACTGGACTATATGGACCGCCTGCAGAAAGGCAATCTCCCGACCTGGGTTGAGATCCGAGACTCGGATCTGTCGAGGGAGCGCAAAGAGCACTGGCGCAATCTGATTAACGACCTTGCCGAAGAGAAGCGTGAAGCTGAGAAACAGCGGCAAAAAGACCTAGAAGATATGAGGGAAAAGGCCAGGAAGGAGGAGATTTCAGAGGCCTATCTCCGGGCTTACTCTGAGATCATCGATTGGCCCATGGGCCAGGAGGAGCAGGTCGAGGAGCGTATTCTCGGTGATCCCGATTTGACCAACGAGGACAAGGAACACCTGATCGATGAATACCGGAGCCGGGATACCAAAATGCACAAAGCGGCTGAGAAAGAGGGGCCGCTTGAGGTCACGGACGACAACGTGCTCGCCGAGGTTATCCGCATGTTTTACGACACCTCCGCCTATAGCAACGACCAGGTGAGAGATTTCATCAAGAGTAAGCACGGAAAGGGCCTGAGCAACGCCGATGCGACAAGATGGCTCGACAAGGTGAGCCGCCGCACAACCTATGTAACCGAGAAAGTGGCCCTGGATATGATCGACAGCTACTTTGACGACATCTGCCGTGACGAGCTGGATCAGTCAAAAGTCCTGGAAGCCCGGTTGAAGCAATCCAACATTTTCAAAACCTTCGACGAAGTGGTCACCACCGGGATACTCCCGGGTACCAACCGCAAGCTCACCGAAAAGGGCCTCCTCGAGTTTGCACAAGGCTTACTCCTTGGTGATCGGGCGGAGAGGACCGGCGGGCTGTTCAGAAAGTGGAGCGCAAAAAAAGAATATGAAAAGCTGCCTGAGCCGGAAACCGTACCTCTGACCGCCGAAGATCCGGACCTCGAGCGCTACAGGCGCTTCAAGGGCGCGGACCCGGTAGCCCGGGGGGAAATTGGCGGTACCCCTGCGTTCTTCGACGGAACGTACTGGTACATGTATCAAAGGCCGGGCGAGTGGTATCGCTGGGAGGGTGAGAGATGGGTGATCGCCAGGTAATACCTCCTCCTCCCGGTTTGCTTTCCTGGGATGAGGAAGACGAGCTTAGAGAAGGATTCCCCGCACCCGAAGGTCCTGCTGAAATTCAGGGCATAGCCGAGCCGCCCGGCTTGGTCAAAGAAGGTCCCGAGCTCGGCTCGGGCCTGTCTGAGTTGAGGCAAAAGGCTGCGGACTTCCGCCGCCTGGAGGACTCGATTTCCGGTCTTCCGGATCCCGAGGAGGAAAGGGCGGGAATCGAGAACTCCCTGTATTTCTCTCATTCCCTGGATATTTCCCCCGAACAAGCCTACCAGCTGAAGGATCAGATCGCCGGAGAGCTGACCGGCGAAGAGACGAAGCAGAAAACCTTCTGGCAGAAGTTCACCGAGAACGTACGAACCGCTGGAAGCATTCTTAGGTCCGTGCCGCAATCCGCCCAGGCCGGAATGAAAGCGGGTTTGCTTCAGGAAAAGCTCTACGAGGAAGCCTTTCAGCTATCCGTAGAGGCCCTGGCCGGAAGCTGGAATCAGGAGCGGTATAACCGCATTACCGAGCTTCAGCAGCAGCTCCATTCCTTAGCGCCGAACGAGGAAACCGACTTCCTGAATCAAGTCATTTGGGACGTGGGGCAGATCGTACCGGGAATGATTCAGGGCATGGGAGAAGGAGCGCTGTACGGTGTGGGAACCGCGGCCCTCGGTGCGGCCACCGGCACCGTGGTTCCCGGAGTGGGTACGCTGACCGCAGCGGGCGGAGGATTCCTCTTCGGGTTTACCGCCGGCATGGCCTCCCATTCCTTCCGGCAGATGCGGGGAAAAAGCTGGCTCACATTGTCCCAAATGAGGGACGAAGAGGGAAACCCGATGCCTCAGAGCATCGTGCAGGTCGTGTCTTTTACCGCAGGGGTGCTCAACGCCGCGATCGAGGTCGGCCAGATGGGAGCCCTTATCAAGACCGTTCCGGGGGCAAGCAAGCTGCTTAGAGACAGCGTCGGAAACGCCTTTGACGAGGCCGTAAAAGACGGAACGCTTCGCTCTGCCATCCTGCGGCGTATTGGAGAGTATGGGCGGTACTGGACCGAAGAGGTCAGCGAAGAGCTCGCACAGGAGCTTGTCGACATCATCAGCGAGCACGTTGCCATGGACTTGAGCGACCTGCTGACGGCACGTAAAGCCCTTCCCCGCTACCGCGGCGCACCTACGCAGTTCGAGCATTCCACGGTCATCGAAGATTACAGGCGGCTGGTCGACACATTCATTCACTCAGCGCCGGCCATGGCGATTCTCGGACTGCCCGGAAACGTGGCTGGTACCGTGCAGGATATAGCTGCGACGCAAGCACAAATCGAGCAACAGATAGAAGAACGGGTCGAGCTACCGCCGGAGGAAGAAAAGCTCCTACAGACGCTCTCAGAGGGATTGACCGTCGAGACTCCGACAGCCGAGACCGAGCTGGGCCGCCGGCTTGCCAGGGCCTCACGGGAACGGATCGCTCCGGCACCGGTAAACGAGCGCCTTGAGATCGCCGAGGAGATCGAGGATACGTACGAGAGAGACCGTGTGCTATGCGGCGAGATTGCGATTTCCGAGGTCCTGGAAACGGAAGTCCAGGAAGAGGCCGCACCGGAAACAGAGCTCACCGAGGAGCAGGCCCTACGGCGGGATGCCCGGCGCTTCGAGACCGCCGCGGAGTTTCTGGAATACGTCTACTCCATGCTCCTTACCAAAGAGGACATGGCTGAGATGGGAGACAAACCGCTACTGGACCAGCGGCTCCGGGAGTTCTGGGCCTCTTGCCAGGAGGAACCCGAAGTCGAGGCCGCACCGGTCATCGAGGGGCCGATCCCCTCGATCGAGGAATCCCGCAAGGCGTTCCTGGAACGGTATAGCACGCCGGAATCGGTAGAGGTCTTTCTGTCTACTCTCGGAGCGAAGACCCAAAAGAAAGGTTCACGCAAAGGCCTGTCCTTTGTCTGGTGGGCCGGAGCTTCCCGAGGCCGTCCCGCTTCCTCTGAAGGCTGGGCCCGAATGCGCAAAGAGATGGAGAACAACCCGGACAAGTTCCGGAAAGTCTTTGCCGAGGTCCTGGAAGATACCGAAGAGCTGCAGCTCATGGAAGAGCAGGAGCGCCGGGCCAGGGAGGCCGAGAAAGAGCCGGCGATGATCCCTGAGGAACAGGCCGTGGAGCTTGCGATGAAGAAAGCCAAGCAGGCCGCACGCAAGGCGTACACTGCCGGTAAGAAAGCCGGAATCAAAGCCGAACGGGAGCGGAAAGCCGAACTGCTACGCAGGAAGAGCGAGAAAAAGAAACTGCGGGCCTACATCAACAAGCTGGCCGCCCAGATTGCCAAAGAACCGGGTCTCGGGATTGATTTCTATTACCGAGAGGCAATCGAGAGTCTGCAGGCGGGAATCGACCCGCACTTTCGGCAGCGGAAGACTTTGGAGTCCCGGGAGCGGATCCGTAGATTCATCAGCGAGGAGCCCAGCAGAAAGGAGATGATCCCGAAAAAGGTGCGGGATATCTTGCAGAAACGCTCCTTGAACGAGATCACTATCGCCGAGCTTGAAACCTTGCGAAATGAGATCGACATGCTCCGGAAGATCGGGAGGACCAAATACCAGACCAAGAAAATCCAGTACGACCGGGATATCCGGGAGCAGCGTGATCGGCTGGCCGAAACAGTGCTACGTGGCGAAAAGGTAAAAGAAGAACCGAAGCCGATCATCAAGTCCACGGTCGAGGAAGGAAAGATAAAGCGGGCAGGCCGGACCTTCCGAGCGCTCACCTTGCGCCCGCCACGTATGTTCGACAAGCTCGACGGGGGAAAGGGCTTTAAGGGGGAGTGGCATAAAACGTTCGTGGATGAGGTGAACGAGCAGGAAAACGAAAAGCTGCGTGCGGTCGACGACCGACTGGAGCCGGGCAAGAAAAAACGCAAAGAGCTGGGAATCTCCCTGGCCGACCTGGCCAAAGACAAAGTGGCCGTGGAAGGCTACACCTACACCCTGGATGAGGCCCTGGATATCTATGCCGGATTCCGGAATGATGCAAAGAAGCTCGCCATCATCTACGGGAACAATATCGATGAGAAAACCGCAGAGAAGATCATCGCCTCGCTCACGGACAAGGAAAAGGCCCTTGCCGATTACATCATCGAAGACTATGAATCTCGCTACGATGCACTCCGGCAATCTCACATCGCCCAGACGAACCGGGACTTAGGCTACGAGGAGAACTATACGCCCATCCGCCGGCGGGAGCTGGATTACAGCGTGTTCAAGGAAGAGCTGGTCGATGAGTTCGAGCGCCGGGAGCATCTGAAGCGGGCCTACACCAGGCGAGAGTTCACGATCCGCCGGCAGGACATTCCGCCTGAGTTTCAAAAACCGGTGCGCCTCGGCCTGGTCAGCACCTGGTTCGGCCAGGTCCCGAAACAGGAGCATTACATCGCCTACGGTCAAAAGATCCGGGACCTTCACAACCTCCTGCGGGACAAACAGGTGCGTAAAGCCATCGAGCAGCGCTTTGGCCGGGAGTATGTTGATGCAGTAGAGCACTACGTTAACCGTGTGGCCGATCCGACCATCTACAAATCGTTCGCCAAGTGGGAGAGGGTCTCCCAAACCTTGCGGCAGAACACCGCGCTTGCCTACCTGGGGTTCAACATCGTCACCATGGCAAAGCAGATCCCCTCGGTTTTCCTGTATCTTCCGGATGCGGGACCCGGGCACCTGGTTGGTTCAGCCTTGGGGTTTGCCACTCGACCGTTTGAGATGATGCGTTTTGTCAACGAGCGTGATCCGCAGGTAAAGCACGCCTCTATCGAGCGGGAGATGGAGGAACTGAAGCGGCAGGACTCGGGCCTGTATAACCGGATCATCAAGAAAGTCGGCAAAGTCGGAATGATTGGCATTTATGCCATGGATAAGGTTGCAAGAACGATCGGCTGGAAAGCGGTCTATGAGGCCAATATCAAAAAAGGCTTGAGCGAAGCCGAAGCGATCCGGGAGGCCCAGAATGTCACGTTGAGAACGCAGCCAGCTGCCCGGGCCAAGGACGTAGCGGAACTGTATGCCAAGCACGAGGCGTGGAACTGGCTTCTGCAGTTCACCAACCAACTCAGCCAGCTATACAACATCGCCACCTACGACATTCCGCAGACCTTCAAGCAGCATCAGTACTACAAGGGTCTGCTGCAGCTCACCGCTTACTCGATCACCGCCCTTTCCATTTGGGCCATCAGCAACCGTCGGTTGCCAGAGGACTGGAAAGAGGTCGCCCAGGCGCATTTTCAGCAGTTCATCAACTCCATTCCCGTGGTCGGCCGCGGTCTGGTAGCCCGGGCAGAAGGATGGTTCGCTGACGTAACACCAGCTCCGCTCAAGGCCGTAATAGAAATGGGTACCTGGCTGAAAGACACCGATTGGGTCCGGAAACACCCTGTTGACTGGTTCACGGACAGGCGGTTTATCTCCAAGATCAACAAGACCCTGGAAGCCCTGGCGATATGGTCCGGCATTCCCTACACCGGTCCCAAACGAATCAAGAAAGCAATTGAGAAAGGCGAGGTCCGGGAACTTATCGGAGGGCCGCCGAAACGCTGAAATAAATTATTTGGGCCAGCCCGAAGGCTGGCTTTTTTATGGAAACAAGGAATAACGGATGAAACCCAAAATCGGCGAAACCCAAGCTCTTACGAATGCATTGAACTCCGGACATTATACCAATCCCACCTATAGTGAACTCCAAAATGGATACAAAAGAGGTGGAGGAAGCAAAACACCTACCGCCCCCACTATCGCCGAATGCAAGCCGATCGGTCTGAATGCTATCACGCTGAATTGGGACAGGCAGCTCAACCTCACCAATTTTGACCACTACGAAGTCCAAGTGTCTGAGAATCAATCAAATTGGTACAGCCTGCAAAATGATGGTACGGATTGGAAGGGTACGCTTGGTGCAGTCACAGAAGTGAGCGTGGAGCTTATTACCCATGAGAATATCCCGGCCGGTGGCACTGAGGACAATCCGACTGCTCTCACTTTGTATTACCGGGTACGGCGAACGATCAAAGGCGGAGGAGATCCGGGCGAATGGTCAACATCAGCCAGTGCCACTACGAATCTTATTGAAAGCAAGTACATCAAGAAGGATGCCGTGACCACAGCAAAATTGATTGATGAGGCCGTCATTTCCGCCAAGATAAAGGGTAGTACTTTTTTCTCCAATCATTTTGAAGATGATGATTTTGACAAATGGACTGAACAAACCGGATCCACCATTACACAAGATAGTGATGCACGCGAAGGGGCAAAGGCAGGTTTATTTTCCTCGACTAACAATAATCCGAATTCAACTGGAAAAACCGATGAGGTCTATATAAGCATTCCAGAAGCTATTGCCCTTCATTTTGCAGGCCGAAGAATCAAGATCTCTTTTGAAGCAAAACAACCCTCTACCAATCCAGCTGCCGAAGCCGCTGTGGCTTATTCAACCTCTGATATGGGTAATTCTGACTGGTTGACGTTCGCTCCTACTTCGAGTTGGCAGAGATTTACTTTTGACTATAACGTACCGGAAGCGAATAGCGGCGGAAGTGATTTTTTGGGTATCTGGGGCGACACCACTGGTTCAGGGAAAGGCGTGTTAATAGATGGATTGTCTATCCAACTATATGTTGACGATGATTCCATCATTACCACTATGATTTCTGATTTGGCAATCACAACGGCAAAACTTGCTGCTGCTTCTGTTATTGCTGACAAAATTGCCACAGATGCCGTGACGGCTGATAAAATCCTGGCCGGGGCCGTGGCCGCCGGAAAGATCGCTGCCGGTGCCGTGGACACGAATGAGTTGGCTGCCCTGGCCGTCACGGGTGCCAAGATTGCAGCCAATACCATCACCGCCGATCAGATTGATTCTAACACTCTGGAAGTACTATTCGCCAACATTGCCTATACATTGGCCGTGGGTTATGCCGGTTCAGGAAGTTATGACAATCCGCAGGCTGGTGATACCCGGACCTATATCGATGGCTCGACCATCAAAGTTCAGTATTACAACGGTAGCTCATGGGATACCCGGGGCACAATGCAATGGGGCGGTGGTCAGGGAGTCTTTGAAACCAAGCACGGAAAGCCATTTGCGGCTGGAACTACCGCGGCCGCTGTTCTGAAAATGGAACATGATGCTTCGAATGGTATTCTGAATAATTCCGGCGGGCAACTGCTGCTGCAAGATAGGGGAGTTACGTATCTCGAAATTGGTGACAATGAAGTGGACTTTAGCGGCATCGTCCTCGGCAAGATCAAGCGCAACGGCGAACTGAGTGGATTGTGGGTAAAGATCGGCGATCCCGGCACCGGCTGGCTGGCATCCAAGACCGATTGGAGCGCTGGCACGGACGATTTTGAAGATGGCTTAGATGTCGATTTCGATGCCGAAGTCCCTTCGTGGTGTCAGGCCGTCCGGGTTGTCGTGTATCAAACTGGTACGACAGGCAAAGTTTATTATCGAAGATACCATGATTTTGATGTCGAAAGATATCCTGATACCAACAATGAAGTCTCGCATTTGATCATGGGTCTAAATGAGGAATATGCGCAGGTGGTGATCTGGATCGACGACTACTACGACAAAGCTCAGTTTACCGTGACTAATGCGCGTACGGATCTATATATATCGCACGTTTTGGAGTATCTGGGATGAGATGGTATTTCAAAGAATATCCTGGCGGCGGATGGCAGTACACGCCGGTAGGCCGAAAAGTTGACGAAAAGAAATTGGCGAACGGATTTATTATCGTGGATGCCATTCCACAGCGCATTCTGGACCGTCAGCCCGGTGGCAAGGATTATGTGGAGCCGGAGCATCCAAGAGATACAAAGTTGCGCGAATTGGAAGAAAGGATCGCAGAACTGGAGGCGAAGGCGGCGCCATGAGCGACAATTACGAGAAGATCTGCAAGGACCGATTCACCAAGCTGGAGCAAAACCAGGACCGCATCGAAACAGACGTGAAGGCGGTGCGCGAGCGGGTATTCAACGGCTTAAGCGATTCGATGAAGCGAGTGGAGGAGGAACTGAAAAGCCTGCGGCTTTGGGTACTCGGGCTGATCGGCACGGTCGCGCTTTCGATCGTGGCGACCATGGTCAAACTGATCTGGTTTTCGTAGGGGCATAGAAAGCTGGGAGGGGAACCATGAAAGAACGACATTTCCCGGTGCAGATCGACTGGAAGCTGACTGCTGGCTTTGATCAGCCGCGACCCCTGAGCGCTCCGCCGGAAAAGCGCACACACGTGCACGGGGCCTGGGACATCGCGGTGCCGGAGGGTACGCCGATCATGGCCAGCGAGCGCGGCCGGGTATACAAGCTGGTTCAGTTCCGCTCAAACGGTCAGGCGCACAACCTGTTTTGGAACGACCGCAAGTGGTTTGCTTTTAGCAACTACTTCTACGACACCTTCGGAGGCCTGATCATCCTCGAGGCCGATAGTGGCCTGACCTACTGTTTCGCCCACATCTGGGCGCAGACCATCCTGGATGACCTGTTCCGGGAGCACGTCTCCTGCCGGATCAAGGAAGAGACCGACAAGAACGGGGCGATCATGAGTCTTTGGAACATGATGGACCCGGACTATGTGGAACCAGGCCAGTACATCGGCTCGAGCGGGAATGCCGGCTATTCAACCGGAGCTCACATCCATCTGGAGCTTCACCGCCGGCGGGACTGGCTGCGCTGGGAGAACCGCCCGAATCCGGCCGAGCTCTGGCCGATGGAACTTGCGCGGCAGAAGGACAAGGCGGGGGAGAGAAAATGATGAAACTGAATGCGAAGCATCTGCTGCAGAAGGCCTGGGTCTTCGAGGTGATCTGGCTTCTGCTCAACTTCCAGATCTGCCTGTACTTTTTCCCGGCGAAGGTGGGCCCGTTCATGCAGGCCCTGCCGCTACTCACTACGCTGATCGGAGGCCAGGGGATCCTCGCCGCTGCGGGTCCTGAGGTCAAACGGTTCATCGAATCAAAAAGCAAGGAGGGTAAATGAATGCGTTCAAGTGGATTCTTATCGCCTTTGCGATCGGCATTCTCCTGGGAGCGGGTGTTGTGCTTGTGGCTCTGTATCGCCCTGCTTCTGCTACCGTGGCCGAGCTACGCGAGCGAGCCGAACAAGCAGCTGCTGAGCATCGAGTACAAATTGAGTCGTATCATCGGCTACTCCGATCGGCTCAAGGAAGAGCTGCAGCAGTCGCAGAAGATCTCCGAAGAGCAGAAGAAGCAAATCAAAGGGCTGTTGACCGAGCTATCCGGGCTGAAAGCCAAGCTCGACAGCTCGCAGAAGATCTCGGCAGAACAGAAAAAGAATATCGAGCGGCTGTTGAGCGAGCTCGGGCAGCTGAGGACCGAACTCGAGGCCTCCAAAACCTCACTGCAGAAATACAGGCATCGGGCGGACGAGCTTCTAAATACAATCGGGCAATTAGAGACGAGGCTGAAGCAGCTCTCGGCGAGTTACGAGGCCTCCGAGATCTCCTGGGAGAAGGCCCTGGATGCGGCGGAGACGGAAATTCGGATCCGAAAGATTAGAACCATGATCATGGCGATCGTTGCTTTCCTTGCTGGCGCAGGGCTTGGCTACGGACTCAAATCCATCATCGACAGATAATAATACATATCTGGTCGTTCCCGTCAATCTA